CAGGCTCGCCTTTATCATCGCGTCTTGCGGCGTCATGCCATCGGCTTCGCGCCACTTACGCGCATAAAGCGTGATCTTTTGCGTGGGATCGTTTGCCATGATCCGCTTGGCCAGGCCGAGGCGCTGGTGTCCGTCCACGATAAATTGGCGCCCGTCCTTGAACTCGTAAACTACGACAATGCCGCTTTGTGCATCGTCCCATTTCGTAATGTTCTGCAGGCGCTCGCCCACACCAAATTCGTCAACGACGCTACGGAATTGGAACAGCTTGGCATCGACCTCGACCTTTTGCGGATCGACGCGGAAAACAGTCTCATCGAGGTTGTCGAGCTCGACGGGCTTGACCTCACTAGGCGCTACCTCCAGGCGGCTATCCTCGGCAAGCGCGCGCGTCGCCAGGTCGAGGTTCTGCTCATGCAAGCCGGCGGTGTCATTGACAAAGGGCGTTTCGGTCGCGTTTTCGACACTCTGCGCAGCGCCGCGCGCGGCAGACGGGATCTTGACGCCGGCCTGCTCATAGGCGCGGATGCCAGCAGCAAGATCGCGTTCGCCCAATGAAAGGAAATTCCTCGCAATTTGCTCAGCGTCTGCCTTTTTGACGGTGCGCAACATCTCGCGCCCGACAACGCGGCCAGGGTGCGCTTGCCTCCACCTCTCGCGGCCGACAAAGGCGCCGCTGCCAAGCATGCGGAGGGCGCCGCCACCAGCGCCGGCGGCGGCGACTGCGACCAGCGCGTCGCCGAGGTCGTATTTTAGCCCCATTTTGTTGCGCCATTCGTAGATGCCCGGTTGCAGCGCTGTTTCCACGCTGGCAGCGGCCGCCGCATCAATTAGGCCAACGCGGAGCAAGGCGAGGCGCCCAGCCTTGTATTTTGCGCCCGCCAGCGCGAGCATTGCACCGCCAGGCGACTCGACCGCGTCGGCCAAAAAGGAGGGGAGTACACCAGTTATCTCGCCGGCAATGCCGGTGAATGTGCCGGCCCTCGAGAGAACATCGTGATAATCACGCTCGGCCTCCCGCGCCTTAATCTTGGCCGCAGCGGTGAGCGTGTCTTCGCTGTGCAGCGTTAGGTCGAGATTGTTTTCGGTGATAACTTTGTTCAATGACTCGAGGGCGTGCGTGAAACGCTTTTGCCCATGACCAGGCGCGTCGCTCGGCGCTAAGAAGTTGGCCGGATTCACAAGGCTCTGCCCGGTAATCTCCTCGACCTTATCGATGATCGGCTGCAACGTTTCACTGTAGGCTATTCGCTTGGAGACATTCGCGAACGCAAGGTTATGGCGTCGATAGCTTGCTGCAGTAACTTCGCCAAAACTTGTTTCGGGGCCTGTCGCGGCAGGCCGATCCCGCCCGATAAAGTCTTGATCGTCGATTGTGTAAATCGAGCTCATTTAAACGCAGCCGGCGCAAAGACGTAGGGAAGCCCAGAGTCAACCAGCTGACTCGCGGCGCCTCCAGATTCGTCGTCTAAATAAACCCCGCGCCGGACCTCTTGATCTGCACCCGTTAGCAGCGTGTAAAGTCCGGCGCCGTAGGGCGCTAATTTAAAGCCGAGGAAATTGTGGGACGGGACAATTTCGGGACCATCATCGGTTATATATATCGGTACCCCGTAATCGCCCGAGCCCTGCGCGATCTTTTCATTCGTCAAATTGTCGATTAATTCTTCAAGGGACTCTTGCGTCATACCCGGCGGCAAAATCACTTTCTCGCCATTAATTTCGCCAAATCCGCCACCCGTACCAGACCCGCCGACGAGCTCGTTCAATATTTGCGTAAAACTTTCTTCCTTGAAATCTGGCTCGCCTTGATGCCGCCCTGCGTAAATTGTGCTCGCAGCCTGTAAAAGGGCGCCCGCTTGATCTGGCTTTTCACTTAACGCCGCACCAACCACTGTGGCAAAAGTGTTTCTCACACTTGCTACAAAGTCTGAGTTCAGGCCGGCGCCGGCAGCGATAGCCCTCCGTCCCTGGAAAAAATCACCCATCAAAACGGTGTTGCGGCTGCCACCAATGAACGCTAGAACGTGCGCGGCTCTATCCTCTGCAATTTCGCCAAAGACTAGCGGCGCGTTATTGCCTGCAGCCTCCGCTATGGCTTGAGTAGTGGCGGCCTGCGCCTCAATGTCCTGATAAGTTGGCTTCAGAATTTGCGCTAATTGCTCGCGGTCTTGCTTGGTGAAGTATTTTATTTCAACGCCAAGTGCTCGTGAGGCGGCGGCGGAATCTGCAAACCGTGCACGCAAAGCCTCGGGGTCCGCGTAATTTATGGCAGGAGCACTTTGGCCTTGCCTTCGAGAAAAAAAGCCTAGCGGGTCGTTGGCCGCGTCAGCTTCAAAGTTGTCGGCTAATTTGCTTGCCCGCGCGACGCGGTCCATTTCTTCCTCGGTGTTGCCCGCAGGTTCCTTGCTGTTTTTTACAGCTTCAGCTTCAAGCAAATTTGCATAGGCGCGAGCCTTGTCTGGCGTGTCGATCAGAGAAACAATCTTAGCCTCTGCTTCGAGAGCCTTGACGCGCGCAATCGTGTCTGGATCATTTAGGCGATCCGCCTCGCGAGATAAATCCGCGATAACAGATGTGCCGGGGATGCCACCCTTTGTCAAAACATCAAACTGGTCATTTATCTCACCGTGCAGCGCCTTGACCTCGGCTTTCGCCAGGCGCACCTGGCCGGCAATGTCACTTTCCATCGAGTTGACAAGCGCCTCGGCCACCTTGTCATCGATGCCGAGCGCCGAGCCCTTGCGCCGCTTTCGATCCGCCTTGAATCTCTCGAGGTAGGTGGCGCCCTTACCGCTGTCGAGCGCGGCGTCGAACTCGCTGCGCACGCGCGCTAGGTGGGCGCGGTCGCGCGTCGCGATGATCGTTTTCTCGACCGCTTTTGGCTTCTGCCCTAACCCGACAAGCGACTCGCGCAAATCTGACAGTCGCGCCTCGAGCACGTTGCCGGCGTTGGCGACGCCCTTCTTCATCATGAGCTCAAGCTCGTCGCCGGTACCCTCGGCCAGCGTGAGCGCGTCCGCATCGACCGCCGCCTGGTGTTCCTTGATTGCGTCGTCCGCGCGATCTATGTACGCGGCGCGTGCATAGTTCTGCAGCTTGAGGCGCGTTTTGGCGGATGTGAGCGGGTCCAGCTCGGTCAGAGGCGCCGAATACCCGTCTATAATCGCCTCGAGCTCGGTGCCAAATTCGCCAGGATCTTGCTTGTTCCGCTTGGCCTCAAGGTAGGCGTTCGCGATTTGCTCGCGCGCGCGCGCCTCGATCTGCACGCTGCCGACATCGACGGCCGCTGCAAACGCGGCCTGCCCATAAACCGTATCGGGCGCCTGCCCTTGATACGCCTCGAGCGTTTGCTCGGGATTCTGCGCGCCGTATTGCGCGCCTTCGCGTTTCGCCGTGGCAGCCGCCTTTTTGAATGCGAAGTCTGCGACTTGCTGGGCGCGGGAGGCCAGGTCGCCAAAACCCTGCACCGCAGCGCGCTCGGCCGTGTAATTTTGTTGCGCCGGTTGTGCGATGCTGCCGCCGATTTTGACCTGGCGTCGGTATGGTGTGTACCTCTCAGCCATTAGTATAAATTCCAGTTGCGCGACGAGTGGCTATATTGGCGTGCGCTCAGAAACGCATAATTGTCCATCGTTGGCGTGCCGTACCCGCCCCAAGTGTCGTCTCTCATGCCAACCCCAAAACCCGAGGCGCCGAGGTCGTTAGGCGCGGCGCCGCCTGGGAGGCCTGGCGGGCCGCCTAGTTGGCTGGCCTGATATCCCGCGCCGGCCAGCTGCACAGCCGCCTTCAAAAACGCCATCCGTTTCACGCCAGACGCCGCCTTGCGCAGATTATCGGCGTTGCGGCGCGACCCCTCGACGGCAAGTAAAGCGTTGTCTTGCTCAAATTCACCCGATTCGAGCGCGATGGTGTAATCGAAGAAGCCCTCGCGCAGGCTGGTCGTTTGCAGTGCGCCTACACTGCCGCTGAACGGATCGAGGTTTGCAGCTGCGCCGCGCGCGTTGATTGTCGCAGAGGTGCGCTGGATCTGATCGAGCACATCAATGCCTTGCTGTTGATATGCTAGCGCGCGCTGGCGATATGCCAGGCTTTGCGATTTGCCCTTGAACTCAACATCGCGCGCCTGCGCCTTCATCATCGAAGCCTGCGCGCTGCCCTGGGCGATAGTCCCAATCGCAGATACTACGCTCGCAGCAATTGCAAGTTCAGCCATTAGGCACCTACGGAAATTTTGTAATCGATGGCCAAAAGAGTTAGATCCAGCGGCGCGGTTTGTGAGACGGTAATCGCGCCCTCCGCATCAAATCCAAGCAACGGGCCGACCTTTTTCACGCCAGTGAATTTCGGCACCGCGACATCGAGCGTGTTTTCGCCAAATCGTCGGAACGCGACAAGTTGCCCGTTGACGCTCATCGCCTGCGACTCGTAGACCTCGGCGTTGACTTCAAGTATTCGCTTCTTAAAACCCTTCAGATTGCCGCCTGCCAGGCGCGGCTCGACCGGCATGGTTTTTACCGTCATCGATATCGGTAGGCCGATTTCGTAATTCGCGGTCGAGGCGCGGTCGAATGTGACGCTGCCGCTGGCTACCGTTTCCTGGCCCATGACAACGCCGTCGCACAGCACATCGAGCACTTCACCTTCCAGATGCGCAGCCGTGCCTGTAGCCGAGGCCGACGCGGAATAAACGGCGCTGTCGGTGTGTAGCGTGCTATCAAATAGCTCAACATAATAAACCGTCGCCGAGTTGATCGTGCGCTTCACGACCGCATAGATCGTATCGAGATCCACGCCTACCGCGACAAATTCGCCATCGGTTGTAATAGAGCTCGGCGCGATGACGCTTTGACTGCGCAGTAGCGAGTAGCAGGTCATCGAGCCGTCAGTCCCGTTGACGATAAACAAACGGTCAGCTTCCTCGGTCGAGGTCGCGCGCCGGATGGCCAAATCAACCGGAGATTTAAGGAGATGCCCGCTCAACAGGCTCACGGCGGCCGTTGTATACGAGAGCTCGGCGTCCGTAAAAATTAGCTCGTTTAGCGATTTGCCGAGGCGCTGCACATAGATGGTGCCACTGTCGAGCCCAGCGACAGGCACGCCTGGCTTGGCGCCGTTACGCGTGCCCACCTTGACCGCCAGGTTGCTTGGAGTGATCGGATTCAGATCGCCTTGAGGTATGAAAAACTCGGCGGCCGTGGTGAAGATCTGTAGATCGCGCCCACTGTGAATATCGACAATCGCGTTTAGTGACTCGGTTGTGATTGAGGCGCTGACACTCTGGTCGTCCAGGCTTTCGCCGAGCTCAAAATCGAAGAAGTTATTGACGACACTTCCCCAGAAGGTCGTCGGCAGGCTTTTGCTCCCACCAAAAAACAAGCGCCCCTCATGGAAGGTCACCGAAACCGGGTAGCCGCGATCCGCCGACCAGGCATCTTCGTACCCGTGCTCGATCTCATAGTCGCCGCTCGCAATCGCATCGGTGCCAAACAATCCGATTTCGGCAAAACACTGCGCTTTTGTAACGCTCTCAATCGCGACGATGCGCAGGCGCCCGTATGACTTGATGTTGTTGATGTACTGTCCAACGTGACCGGTCACGCTGAAAGTACTTGTAGCGTCCGGATTAGTTGTCCAATTTTCGGAAACCGTCGCGACTTTAGAACTGCCCACATAATCACTGATGATGCGCGTTTGCCCGCTCCCGGTGCCGCCGGTGATCTCGACAGTCGAGCCGATATAGATGTCATCGTGAGCCAGGGCTCCGGAGTCGAGCGTGATCGTGTTGTTTGCGCCTGCCTGGGCGGCGCCTGTTCGCCCCTCATGGAAAATGTTATTCGCGGCGGTGACCGTGACGCCTTCGACCGTCGCGTCTGGCGTCAGCGTGCCGGCCGGGTTATTGGTATTAATCGCAAACGCATAACGCGGCGCGTGCGTGAAGGTCAGCGCGGAGAGTGTCCAGGTCGAGTGCGAGGCGCCGCGCAATAGCTTTTGTGGCGGCAGATCTTCATGCACGAGCAGCATCGTATCCGCAGATTGCGCGTGCCTTATTTTTGCCAACATTGCGCCGGTGATCGCGGCGGCCGCAATGTAGTCGTTACCCGTGCCATTGATATTTGTGACCAGCGCGCCGCCGCGGAAGACGTAGATGCGACCGGCCGTGAGGCAGAGCATATAGGTGTCGCTGGAATTAAATTCGAACGGGATCAGGCGCACGCCGTCTTGCGGATTCGCGCCGGATGGTAACTGCGTAATAAACTTTAGGCCGTCGCGCCGCTTCACGCCGCCTTGCGGGAGCACGAAGACATTCGTCGCCGTTTCCAGCGCATTGTAGTATTGCTCGAGGTCAATGCGGCTGCGCAGCAGCGGGTCGATCTCGCCGCTCGAGAAATTGGTTTGGATGCGGACGACGCGGCTCATTAGTGCCGCACATCGATAATTTCAAAATTCTGCAGCTGTTGCGGCGGGCTTGTTTGGCTATCGATGTTCATCGCCTGGCGGAAATATCCGCCGCGCATGTTCTCGCTTGGCGCGCCAACAGCGACGCTTTGCCAATACTCGGCCTTGCTGATCTGGTCAGTGACCGGCTCGGCAATGTGCCAGGCGACATAATATTTGAGCAGCTGCACGAAGTATCGAGGCATCACCGCCTCGGTCGGCTGGAACTGATAGTCGATATGCACCTCGGTCAGGTCGGTGAGGACGTTGCCCTCGTAGACCTCCCAGCCTTCGGTGACTTGGCGCGCGCCCGCCGTCGAACTGTTGAACAGTGCTCGCGGGCCAGAGCTCAATATGTCGGCCGGCAGCGCGTAGGCATATTTCCACTCGCTCGCCGGCGCATCAACCAGGCGAGCCAGTTGCACCTTTTTAAGGGTGAAAGACCACGGGAAAGAGACAAGCAAAAGGTCGCGCAGATCATCGTAAAGACGGTCGCAAATCTGCGCGCTGTCGGTGCCTTCTTCAAATGACGAAAGGGGGCTTGCCCCCAGCGTTATCAGCGCGTCGCTACAGATTGATAGCTTGGTGTCGCCGGTTGCCATCGAGCCCCCAGGAAAAGAGGTGCGGGGAGCTCGCAAGCCCCCCGCTGGGTCTTTTAGTCGGAGTCGGTTACCACGCCGATAACCGTGCCATCGGAAACGTCAACGACGCCCGACGCATTCGACACAACAATGTGCATCGTGATCGTCCGCGTACCGCCGGTGGCGCCGTGAACGATAATCATATCGCCTACGTTCACCGTGTCGGACAGCGAGTTAAAATAGCCTGCAGCGTCCACGGCGGTATGCGCGTCCGTGGTCGTGTAGACGTAGAGTGCGGGAAGCGCGCCGGCTTTAGATTGCCCACCTAACGCGCCAAAACCTGATCGTGCGAATGCCATGATTAGCTCTCCCGGCTCGTAATTTTGACAATGCCGCCGGAAGACCCGTCGTCGATGGCCACAGCCCCGCCCGAGAACATCGAGCTAACGAGGAAACTCGTTTTATCGGGGATGTAATTCACCTCGGTCTTCTGATTCATCGACATGCCGAGGCCGAGCGCGCTTTTGTGGAACGCGTAGGCAAGGCGGTCGTTTGAGCCATCTTTGGTCAAGCCGCCCTCAGAGCGGTCGCCAAGCATGACTACAGAGAAGCCCAACCACTGATTTAGCGTGCCATCAACCAATGCGCGAACACTGTTGAAGTCTGCACTTGTAGCGCTAGTTTGTGCCAGCAACGCCTCCAGGGAGTTGGCGTGCAAGAGCAAGACACGATTGTCTGGCGGCACGTTGTTCGCATCGAGCGCGGCCTTGGCGGCGCGGATCTTGCCGGTGTTCATGTCACTGGCAGAGCCGGCGGTGCCGTCTTCCGCGACGGTGTTCGCAACCGCGATGCTGGTTGCCGCATCGAGCGCGTCGATTACGACCTGGTCGAGGCGGCGGCCAATTGCGTTGCCAACTGCCTGGCTAAGTTCCGAGCGGTCGGAAAACGAAACGTGCGACTGATTGAAAATATCGCTGTATTCGCTCGCGATATAATCGGTCATCGTCGCGGTGACCAGGCTGTAGGTCAGGTTCATGGGAGTGACCTCGGTCTGCGGCGTGCGCACGCTCGCCACTCCGGAGGTCAGCTTGTTGAATTTTACGGTATCGCCCGTCACTGATTTTTCGCGAACCATGCCGGCCAATTGGCGGGATGCCTGGTAGGACTGCTTGACTTCGCTATCGAAAATTGTGACGAACGCCGGGGAGATGGTTGCCATCTGGCATATCCTCGCGTTGTGATTTCACACACGCGGTTGTCCAGATAGCGGGCCGCAAAAAAACGGTTAGGTGCGACCGGCCTTATCGGTTATCGATCTCCTTACAAATATCAAACGTATAGTTTGAAAGTCAAGCGGGCAGTGTTTCGCCGTGCATCTCGTATATGATCTGTTCGACCTTGCGCGTATAGGCCGGGTCGTGCCCATAGCGAGAGTCCGCCATCATCGCTTGCGCATCGGCCAGAGTCGCGGGCGCGACATCGACCTGGGCGCTGGCGCTCGGGATATTCGGCTCGTTGTAGCTGCGCCGAATTTTATTGAGCGCACTGATAAAAGCGGCGTTGTTGCTCGCCGCCGATATCGCCTCGAGCTCGCCGTCATTGAGAACTTGGGCGCTATGGAAGCGCTGCAGCCAGTCATCCGTCGATTTGATGATCGTCTCTGCGTTGCGCCCTAACTTGCCCATTTCCTCGTCGCGCCGGAATTTGATCTCTTGCTCGAGCGCGCCGGTGGACTCGAGGTAGAATTTTGTCAGCTCCTCGAACTGCCCTTGGCTCAGCCCTTGGTCTTTCGCCAGTTCGCGAAAACCCGCCAGCATTTCGTCGCTCTCATCCACGCTTTCGAGCGTCGGTATGCTCGACGTATCGTATTGGTCAGGCACCTTATGCTTGCCCTGATCCATCTTCGTGCGCAGTCCGTTATACGCGTCAGACAATTTATCGACATCGACTTCACCTTTATCGGCGTTCCAAAATTGTTCCTGCACATTCTCGGGCCGCTCTGCCACTGGCGCCTCGACAGGCGCGGGCTCAGCCTCTTGCACCAGGTGTGGCACGCTTGTCTCGTCTACCGCGTCGCCTGGTGGTGGCGCCTCGGGCGTTACGTTTAAAAGTGAGGTGCTTTCTTCTGGCGTCTCAACAGCTGCCACGTCACTCATTTAGATCCCTCGCTCGAATTATCCTGGCCTCGATTTCTCTGACGACGCTCGCTCGCCCTTCGTTGTAATAGCCGTGGCTGGCGTCATCGCCGGGATACCAGGTCGGTTGCTCGATGGTTCTTTTGCGGAGATCCGACAGCACTTTTGCGCCGGCTTCCGAAGCGAACGTCCGCAAATAC